GTGGCGGTGTTCCCATGAGTGGAGTTAATTCTGTTCGGGTTAATGGTATTCCCGTTGTAGTTAACGGTGCCAGTGTTAGTCCACATCCTAATAACAAACCACCCCATAATAGTGCTCGCACAGTAGCAAGATCTGCCTCAGTCAGGGCGGGAGGACAACCTATAGTAAGCGCATCGGATGTTGATAGCTGTGGACATTCTAGAGTTAATGCCAGTCCCAATGTTAGGATTGGATAATGGCACAGGCACCTAGTTTACTAACTCCATTTCAATTAACTGTTACTTCTGGATTGTTACAAAATCAAGGCATAACTGTTAATGCTGAATTTGTATCTAGTGTCAACACATTTAACAACTTACCGTATGTGACTGCATTATCCGAAGCAATAGCAGCAGCCAGTATTGTTCCAACATTATCTAAACCTATATTACTACAACTATATACACTAGGAGCAAATACTTGTGCCGCTCTTGGAGATAGTATTCCTCCACATACCGGCAACATAGTTTATCCAGGAAATGTATTATTTTCAAACTTATTGTTAGAAACTGGTTACTCTTATATGGGACAAAAAACCATAGCCGGAAGCTCAGATTTAAGTATATTTTGTCAGGGATTTGGAGCGCTAGTTGGCTATAACGGCATTACTAATAGTTTTATTAATTCAGCCGTCAATAGTCAAACTTATCTAGCAGGCACTTATACTAATGCTGATAACATGGTTAGCGGTGGCATTACCAGTGTTAATATATGTACTGAACAATGGGGAAATGACCTTGCTAAGTTGGGAGGATTAATCAACCTTAAAAACCTTCCTGAATTAGGAACACCATTGGCGTTAGTTCAACAGTTGGCATCTCTGGGTGGAGTTACTCCTGACATAGCCTTGGCATTTTCAAACGCTGGGGTTAGTCTAGATGTAGTAATAAATTTATCATCTCCCACTGTAGTAGCATCAACCCCAGACCAAAAAGCCATGTATACCGCAATGACACAAATTACCGGCACACCACTAACTGAAATATTACAAATATTTGGTGTTACAACTCCGAATATTACTACGATGGCAGATTTATTAAACCCCTACAAACTATTTCCAACCAGTTTCCAAACATTAACATTTACAGGAACCAATGGGGTTGGGCAAAACATCTACGTAAATCCTACCGGTACAGTTAATGCTACCGCACAACAGTATTTGCCAACTATCGCATTAAATACAATATCATGACCGCCCTAGATAAACTAAGCCAAATAATTCCCCCCGATCAAGCTTTAGCCAACAAGGCTTTGTCAGTGGCATTACAGCAAATTACTAATATTTCAACATTGAATTTACCTAGATTGGCGAATGCAGTTAGTAATGTACAGACAAATTTTGGACTACCATTAGTCAATGCTCAGAAAACGGCGGTATCACCTGCGGTAGCCAATAATATTTCCAATACACTGGGTATAGGATCGGGTGTAAATGGCACGCTTACTGTCAATGATTCCATGGGAATTGCGGCGGGAATAGTAGTTACCTCCGCATTTACCAATGTAATTACGTTGGTTAATTCAATGAATTTATCCAACCTAGCCAACATATATACTGATATGAAAGCTACCGCAAATGGATCATATGGACCTGCCGCAGGACCAATTACAATTGCCACAGGTCCTGCCGCTGGAACTTATGACAATATTAACGCTGCGTTCTCTGGACAAGAAGCCAATGCCAATGCTGGAACAGGTGGTACCGGCCTTATCCCGTCTGTTAACTCAAATGTTATACCAAATATTATTGCTGCATACCCAAGTCAAACTACCAGCATAAACACAAACTGGAATAGCATGATGACACAACTAAATCATGAAAAGACTGTGCAAAAAAGCGCATCAATTGATTTTGCTAATTTAGTACCAAATAGCAATCCTCCAATTTATAGCTTTGTATTATCATTACCGCAGTACGGGCAGGATACAGCGGCAAATGGCGCATTCCAGTATCTGGAATCAGTGGCTGATCTTACTAACTTAACAGGGCAAACACTGGTAGCAGCACTACGACAAGGGCAGTCTAATATTGCCACTACAGGGATTGCCACTACTAGCAATGTTCCGGTAAATCCAAATCCACCACCCCCAGAAGCAGCCTTAACAAAGTCACAGTACCCTTATCCATTACCACCAACAGCTTGATTTTTTTATAAATAATAATATGAGAGCTAATGAATTCTTTAATGAAGCGCCATTGACCGATTATCAGACGATGGGTAATTTTGACAAACCTGGTCCTTTTCGTGGAGCAGATAAAAAACTAGTACCTCATCCAGTAAATCGGCTAAAGGCAGTTAAGTTCTTTGCCAATACCCCATACGATATCAGATTATTTTTTAGCAATATTTCTGGTACAGGAAGATATAGCGAATACGGCCCTATGAAACCCAACATGGTCGCAATTGTTTTTGGTGATGAGGGTGAACAAATTGTAGCAGGTCATGAAAATGCGATTACAGTAGTATATGTGGGCAATAAAGGTGATGCTAAGAAAATGCTTACTCCATGGATGATGGCACATAGACTTGGGCATGCAGTTCAAGCTGGTCATCGTACAGGTGGAAAAATAGATAAAGAAGGAGCATGGCCAGCGGCAGAAAAACATTTTTTTGAGCGGGTTAATTCCATGCTAAAAGAATATTACAACAAGAGTAGTGAGCTAGGAGGTACCTTGAAGCGGGAAATGAGTCCGGAATATAATGCATTATTTAATGCAATTGGTACCCAAAACAGTAGTCGTAGTGGGCAAATACGCAGACCATATGAGTTTTTATATGAGGTATTTGCCCAATACTTGGGCACAGGGCAGGTAACTTTTAAACCGTTACCCACTAATTTGGGATATGGGAGGCAGGTTTGGGGAACTCCCTCTAATTATTTAAATTTAAAACCTGATCATAGCGATGATGCCAGTAGAAAACAAGCAACTGAAATATTAGCATATGATATGGAAGTTATGTTTAATGATGTAATGTCCAGTTTAGAAGGTAAAATATTGGTGATATAATATGAGAAATAAAGCAAAAGAATTCACTATTGAAAGCTGGAGCCAAAAATATAAAAGTAGTATCAACTGTAGCCATCCTAAGGGGTTCAGTCAAAAGGCTCATTGTGCCGGAAAGAAAAAACATAATGAATCTGTTGAAATGGAAATGACCTGTGAAGATTGCGGCATGTGTGAAACACATGGAGATCATAGTCGTGATACGCTGGATGAAGCCTGTTGGAAAGGTTATCACAAAGAGGGTATGAAAAAGATGTTTGGAAAAGAATACCCTAACTGTAAAAAAAATAAAAATGAAAGTCTGGAAACTTATATTCGCAAAGGTGAATGTCCAGGCTGTGGTGAAACAATGGTTGCTGAATCTCAATTGAACGAAAAAAAAGATGCGTGTTATCACAAAGTTAAAGCACGATACAAAGTATGGCCTAGTGCCTATGCATCTGGAGCATTGGTCAAATGCCGTAAAAAAGGTGCTTCAAATTGGGGTAATTCTAATGAAAGCATTACTCAAGAAGAATATGACAACCTAGATGAAAATCTTCATGATTGGTTTGGCAAAGAAAAGTGGGTGCGTATGGACACCAAGGGCAACATAAAAGGTCCTTGTGCTAGAGGTTCGGAAAGTGAAGGTAAGCCCAAGTGCTTACCACAGAGCAAAGCACATAGTATAGGTAAAAAAGGTCGTGCTAGTGCTGCCGCAAGAAAACGCAGGGAAGATCCCAATCCAGATCGTAGTGGTAAAGCTATCAATGTTAGCACTAGCAAAAAATCAAACGAAGGTATGACTGAGGCTAGTAGCGCTGCACAGCAAGCGGCAATAGCTATAGCTATAAAGAAGAGGAAAGGTATGTCAGAAAATTATACAGTAGAAGATGAGCAGCTTGATGGTATGGCGTTAGGTGAACTTAAGGCAATAGCTCAAGCAGCTGAGAAAATTTACAATTCAGTTAAATCCGGCATACCGTTAGAAGCATGGATGTATAAAATGATCACTAACGGTAATGAAGGATTAACATCTGTGGCACAGCAAATTGGGAATCATGGGATTAGTGAAACAGAATGGGTATCTGAGGGTGAAAGAACTATGAGCCGCGCTGCCAAAGGCAATGAAAAGTACGGCAAAGATGGCATGAAACAACTAGCACAAGCTGGGCGTGACGGAGCAAGTGAAAAGAAGCTGGATTCTATTCGTGACAAATATGACAAATACGATGATGAAGATACGGAAGAAGATGTAACTGAAAGCAATCTGTACCGTATATTAGAACTTAGTGGGTTAGTTAATGAAGAAGCCGAACTGCAATTTGATAAAATTGAAGAATGGGTTGAATCACTGGCTGAGGCACATGGAGTTGACAGTGAAGTAATATGGGAAGATTTTGAAACTGTATCAGATAGTGAATTGCTATCAGAAACCGCAGCGTGGCAAAAATCAGCTGGGAAGAATAAAACTGGTGGGCTTAACCAAAAGGGTGTTAACTCGTACCGAAGAGAGCACCCTGGTAGTAAATTACAGACTGCTGTGACTACTAAACCTAGTAAGCTAAAAAAAGGAAGTAAAGCTGCTAAACGTCGCAAAAGCTTTTGTGCCAGAATGTCTGGAATGAAAGGACCAATGAAAAAACCCAATGGTAAACCAACCCGCAAAGCACTTTCGCTGCGTAAGTGGAATTGCTAATGAGAGCTAATGAATTCATCACGGAATTACAATATAGAGGCAGTGTTTGTACCAAAGACTGCAGCGGACACAAAGCCGGTGATGAATGGAGTCAAGCGCATGATAACACGCGGGCGTATACTCCGAGCAGAAGTTTTAACAACGGTACTCTTATTAACTATGCTGCTGCCAATAACACCCGTGGGGCAGGTAGGGGTGGTAAGATAGCAGGGCAACTAAGTCCTACAGCAGATGCCGAAAGAAAACGCAAAGCACGGGCTCTACGTAAGGTTAAACCTCCAGAACCGGTTGCCAAACCTGATCCAGTATAATTTTATATAAAACAGCTTGACAATTAATTTCATGTTGTCTATAATTACTACATGACTAATTAACTAGGTGTTGTTATGTATAACTTTCAATCTCGTAGTACGCCTTTCGCATATCGTAAACCAGTGAACAAAAAAATTCCCGTTGTAGTTAATTTAGTTCAAGCCGATCAGGTATGGGCAACTGCTGCTTATGCTGACCGTGTCAATGGTGGCCTTTACTTCAAAGAAACTCAGTATAAAGATGGCGAGATCACACATGAGCCAAATCGCACGATTATGAATCGTGAATTGGACTGCGCCAATGTTAATAAAGCTATGACAGAAGCAGATTACGAAATGGGTAGACTCGCTCGTGATTGGCACAAAGGTCGTACATTAATGACTGCTATTAAACGACCATTATCTGGCTTTGAGGATAACTTGGCCAAGGCTGCTAGCATGGATGAATTTGCTCTGGAAATACATAAGTTAGAAATTGCCACTATTGCCAGTCAAATTCGTAGCTACCGTCTTGGGGTAACAGAAGAAGATAAGATGTGGGGTACTGATACTACGCCGCTAGCAGAAGTTGGTGCCAAGGTACAATGTCAAATTGAAGTCGTTAAAAAAATATTCAGTCAACAGTATAATTGTACTTTTGTCCGTGCTATTACAATTGATACTCGCAAGGTATTATCATTTGCGTACAATCATGAATTAGATACTGGTTCAATAGTTACAATCAAAGGTACAGTCAAGGCACACCGTGATGACTGTACTCAACTTAACCGTGTAAAGGTGTTATAATGGGTCTTGACCAGTATATGTATGTCGCAGCAAAAGCTGGTGCGTATGATGAATATTACGAAGATGAAAATTACGAAAAAGCAGACGATGATCCAACAAAACTTAGTAAACCACGCGAGTTGGGATACCGAAGAAAGCACCCGAATTTGCATGGTTGGATGGAACGACTTTGGTTAGAAAAAAATCCAGGTGCTGACAAAGAAACTGATTACGTGTTCAATGGTGTTCAGCTAGAACTTACCTGGGACGATCTTGATAGGTTAGAAGCTGATGTTAAGGCTGGTAATCTACCTAAAACAAAGGGATTCTTTTTTGGTGATAATTCTGACGACCACTACAAACAAGACGATTTAAATTTTATTAAAGCTGCCAAAGCAGAAGTTTTTCTTGGTCTTAAAGTATTTTACAACTCAAGCTGGTAGTAAATTGGCTGCAGATTGGATCAGGGATCTTCAAAGTGATGGTAGCATAGGCAATCATGAACGAGTAATTGAAAAAGCTCTACTGGCGGCAAAATTAGGATCAACTAATGCTAAATGTTTCTTGTTTAATTGTTATCAAGCATATAATCCCTATTATGTTTTTAATGTTAAAAAAGTTCCAGAAACAACAGGTTTAGAGCATATGTCTAATCCGTGGCCAAAGTTTTGGGCTTTGTTGGAAGGATTGCGCACACGAAGCATTACTGGAAAGAATGCTCGTATTCGTATTGAGGAAATAAGTAAGGAATTTGATAGTATTGAATGGAATAAACTATGTCGTGGTGTACTACTAAAAGATTTAGACTGCGGCGTTACGGTAGATACATTTAATAAAATTTTGGGAAACACCGAATGGGCTATCCCCCCCAACATAACAAGGAACTATTATGAAAGTAAAACGAAGAAAGTTTAACATTTTTGAACAACTAGAACTGGCACACACAGATGCTACTGCGTCTGGTCCAGTTGAGGAATATATTTTAACACCAGAAGAATTCTATGAGTTTAGTCTGGATGCCAAGAATCGTCCTGGTACAAGTTTTAGGGCAGTAAAGAATCGTCCTGATGATGAAGTTGGTGGCGATTGGTATTATCGTGGTGCAATTATAACTGTTGGCAAATCAACTAAAAAAAATGACAGATCAGGAACATGATGAACTTATCCGTCATTTGCGTGGAATACAATATATTGTAATCAACACTGAGCATGGCGGGTTTGGATTAAGCAAAGAAGCAAAATTTCTTTATCTAGAGCGAGCCGGAATTGCCTATTCACTGGTGGCAGGACCAGATAGACATACAGAACTAATGAATGGACCACAAATTGAGGTTAATGGAACTATGTGGCGTGATAGAGATATTGACCGAGATGATCCTATATTAGTTGATATAGTTCGCCAATTAGGTAGACAAGCTAATGGTAGATTTGCTATACTTAAGATTGTAGAAGTGCCCGCTGGAGTTAAATGGAATATAGCCGAATATGACGGTTTAGAGTGGGTACAAGAAATACATAGAACATGGAGCTAAATACATAATGATATTTGGATTAATAACTTTACTAACTGCGCTGGTAATTAGTATCTCAGCAGCAGTATACTCAATACTAGGCTTAACAGCTATATTTGCTGCTGCCTATTGGCCTATTGTAATACTTGGTGGATCGTTAGAATTTGGTAAAATCGTAACTACATTGTGGTTACACAAATATTGGTTAGTTGCTGAATTAAGATATAAATTGTATTTGTCATTTGCTGTTATTATTTTAATGATAATGACTTCTATGGGAGTATTTGGATTCCTATCTAAAGCACACTCAGACCAGGCAGTTCCAACCGGTGATATTGCTGCGCAAGTTGAATTGGTGGATACTAAACTTCAAACGCAAAAGGAGAACATTAATACTGCTCGTAAAGTTCTTACTCAAATGGATGGTGCGGTGGATGCAGTCTTGTCTCGCTCCAACAACGAACAAGGTGCCAGAAACGCCAATACTCTTAGACAACAACAAGCCAAAGATAGAACGAAACTTGCGGATGATATTAGCAAAGCGCAAGTTGAAATCGCAAAACTCAATGAAGAAAAAGCAGTAATATCAAAAGATTTACGTAAGGTAGAAGCTGAAGTCGGCCCTCTTAAATATATTGCGGCTTTTGTTTATAATGATAATCCTGACGTTAATGCTCTAGAACGAGCAGTACGATGGGTAATCATATTGATTGTTATTGTATTTGATCCACTTGCAATAACCTTGTTGCTGGCTGCTACAAAAGGACTTGGCTGGGAACGAGAAAAGAGAAAAAAACAGGAAGAACCTAAGGTTGATACAGCAAAGTACGATGAACAACTGAAAAATCTTGCCCATCAAAATCAAGCTCTTGCTGAGGAAAATAATAATCTAGTCAGTGCTTTTCAAATGAAAAATACTAACCTAGAAATTGCCACAGCACAAGTTAGTAGTCTTACAGCTCAACTGCATGCCGCGCAATATCGTGAGCCAATTAGTAAACCAGAATCCATAGTTTTTGAAACACAAGATCTTACTACTGCTAAAGGATCAGAGGTAACTCACTTACCAGCATATGAACCTGATGACGAGCCTTTAACTGATGATCAGGTTAGCCAGATAAAAGAAGTGGCAAGTACAGAATTGCCGGCTGGTACCTTAATTGCTAAATCAAGTCTGTTTGAAGATGATAGTGAGCCATACGGCAACGCATTACAGAAGCATGCCATGATAGTCTGGAAAGCGGAAAATTATGGTAAGACATTCAACGAATATATTTTACAATACAACGCAGGGTTGATAACAGAGTTACCATGGCATCAAAAAGATCACATTGATAGACTCAATTTAAGTGACAGAGATTTGATTACACTTAAATTAGGTCTTGAAGCTGATAACGATCCTAAGAAAAGTGAAGTAAAAGGGTTTGGAGCAGAATTTCCCAGTCGTGCCATTAAGGGAGATATGTTTTTACGTATAGATAACTTGCCAACCATTCTTTATAAATTTAATGGTACACAGTGGATTAAAGTAAATAAAAATCTAAGTGATAGTTATGTATATGATGATGCTTATATTAATCATCTTATTGAAAAAATTGGCTCAGGTGAATACGATCCTGATTTATTAAGTGATATTGAACGTGAACGTATTTCGGCTAAACTTAAAAATACAAGTGAATTAGGATAGTATGACAGAGAAAAAAATTGAACACTGTTCATTTTGCGGTAAGCATAAAAATTCAGTGGGTACATTTATCGTAGGAGAAGATGTTGCCATTTGTAATACTTGTGTTGAGGGTTGTGATAAGTTAATAAAAAATAAACAAGGATCTGGCAAACTTATTTCTTCAGTGGAAATACCAGATCCACACGATATTAAAGCATATCTTGATCAATATGTAATAGGACAAGATAGTGCTAAGGTAGTGTTATCAGTGGCAATTACAAATCACTATAAGCGGATTGGTAATGCAAATAATAATATTGATAAGGCCAATATTTTAATAGTTGGACCTACTGGAACCGGCAAAACTTTACTGGCTAGTACAATAGCAAAATATCTAAATGTTCCTTTTGTAGTGGCTGATGCCACTACCCTTACTGAGGCTGGGTATGTGGGTGATGATGTTGAATCAGTTATTTTAAGACTGTATCAAAATGCTGATTCAGATATTGAGCGCACTCAACGTGGCATTATATTTTTAGATGAAGTTGATAAAATTGCCAGAAAAAGTGAAAGTGCCACTGTTAGTAGAGATGTATCAGGTGAAGGTGTGCAACAGGCTTTACTGAAGTTAATAGAAGGAACTAAGATAAAAATTAGTCCAGCCGGAGGAAGACGCAGCGAAACCACAGTTGAAATTGACACAACTGATATTTTATTCATTGCTGGCGGCGCTTTTGTTGGATTAGATGGAATTATAAAAAGCCGTTTACAAGGTACGACAATGGGATTTAATGCTGGCATAGCTAAATCAGAGATGTTAGAAAACAACTTTGCCTCTCCGGATGATTTGGTAAAATATGGCATGATTCCAGAATTTGTAGGAAGATTTAGTAACCTTGTAAGTCTACATGGACTGACCAAAGAACAATTAATTAGCATCCTAACTGATGTGAAACATAATTATGTAGGGCAATATCAATGGTTATTTAATCAAGATGGGGTTGAACTTAATTTTGAAAAAGAATCGCTTAGCTTAATAGCAGAACGGACTCTTAAAACCAAGACAGGCGCTCGTGGTTTACATACAGAACTAGAGCGTATATTACTTCCACATATGTTTGATCTACCAAAGTATCGTAAGCAAAGTATACTCTCCGTGGCAATTACATCAAATTTAGTAAATACTCCTGCTACACTCGCAAGGGAGAATGAATGAAGCTTTATGGACACACAGTAATTGTCAATGACGGAAACGTTGAAAAGGCACTTAGAAAATTTAAGAAAAAGATACAAGACTCAGGTCTATTAGACGAGCTACGTGCACGAGAGACTTACGAAAAACCCACTACCGTCCGCAAGCGTAAGGCCGGTGCTGCCAAGTCACGATGGAAAAAAAAACTTCGTGCTCAAGAGCTACCTAAGAAATTCTACTAATGCTAATAGAAATTGATGTAGTGCCAAGAGGACCAGGGAGTGCTTCTGCATCTAGTCTAGCGCGAACTCATATTACCGAATTACAGAACTGGTCTATAAAGCATAATATTCAGCTACATTACATGAAGCGTAAAGATACTATCACAGTATGGTTTAATGATGAACAAAATTATAGTTTTTTTAGTCTAACTTTTGACCCGCATCCTGTTTATAATACTCAGTTTAATGTGTCAATAGAAAACTATAAATGTCCATGGCGTATAGTTTCAGATAAAAATCCACCACAAGCATATGTAGGGCCGCCAAAAGAAGAACCTGTGGTATATGACATCGTGCAGCTAGCAGATCTTAAAAAAAGTCTAACTATTGTTAACAATTTTACCAAATAATATTAGTAGTTAATGATTTTATAGTATAATAAATACTATTGTAGGTGCCGATTGTCGGGCTTACATTATGTCACTTCGTTTAATTAAAGGAGAAAACAATGACAAAAATCACTACCCTGGATCTCAATCCATTCTATCGTAACGCTATTGGCGTAGATCAACTTTTTAATCGCATTATCAATCAGATTGATCATCACGGCAATGATGGCACAAACTATCCCCCATATAACATTATTAAAACCGGAGAAAATACTTTTGAAGTTCAAGTAGCAACTGCCGGCTTTGGTGAGGGAGAAGTTGACGTTGAAGTTAAGGATAATACTCTTATCGTCAAAGGTATCAAGACTGACAAAGAACTACCCGAAGGGCATGAATACTCACATAAAGGTATTAGCGCCAGAAATTTCGTGCGTACTTTTAGTCTGGCTGATTACGTAGAAGTTACCAGTGCATTATCTAAGAATGGTATTTTAACTGTAAAGTTAGAACGTAACATTCCAGAGGCACTTCAACCTAAATCCATTGCTATTACTTACGAATAGTATTATAATTTAATTTAGTAAATACAGTACGGGATAATTTTGTCCCGTACTAACCAAAAAAGGAAGTTATATGTCACAACAAGATGTAATTACCCGTGTTGAAATTAATCACGATCTTAAAGAACCTTCATTATTTAAAGTTATCTATTTGAATGATAACGCAACCACTATGGAATTTGTAGTTGAGTCATTAATGAACTTTTTTGATTATACGCCAGATACAGCTGTGAAAATCACACAAGATATTCATGAGGCAGGTTCAGCTATTGTTGCGGTATTACCCTACGAAATTGCCGAACAGAAAGGTATTGAAGTTACAATGTCTGCTCGTGTAGCTAACATGCCACTACAGGTTAAGTTAGAGCCCGAAACAACTTAAATAGTTATTGTAACTCTTTTTGGGTAATAGGCAATTTGTGAAAATTCAGTATCCCCTCGCCCGCGAGGGTTACTCACATATCTAACATTATCTATTATAGTGTCTATCGGTCTGTGATAATGCCCAAAACACCATAGTTTAATTTTATTCTCATAATCTTCCTTTAACGCATCTCGCATGAGACTGTTCCCCATGGAATTAAATCTCCATGAATCTATTAGTTGTAAGTCATTTTGAATAATTTCTATTCTGGGAACTGTATGTGTAACCATAATAATAGACTTTACATCTTGGTAAGTTTGTAATTTAGCAACACTATTGGACATATAACCCGCATCCCTATATGCGGTTGCGTTTATACTTATTGCAGCTGTTTGACTTGTTTTATCTTTATGCTGAACCCATGCTACAGATTGTTCTAAATCTAAATTAGGGTCAAAGTCATAACTCCACCAACCATTAGTGGCTAGTATAGCTATCCCATTCATAACAACAACATTATCATGAAGATAAACTACATTACCCAGTGGAGCTATTAATTCGGCTAATTCATTATAACTAGTAGTTAGATCTTCAGCGTAATCTTTGTGTTCATCGTTACCATCAACATAAAATACTCCAGTGTATACTTTGCTTAATTGAGTTAGAGTATCAATGACCAGAGTTCTATCCCTAGCTACATCTCCCGCCACTATGCAATATTGTGATGTTGGTTGCCCATCCCAATCAAAGTGTTCCCATGTTTCTCTATGTATGTCACTGATAATATCAAAATTCATTTTTATGCTTCTTTATTTGTAAGGTACTTGTATTCATGATAATTATTTACTAGGAGATACAAATTGAATATTATTTTTGGAACTAATGAAGTAAGAAAATTACAAGACAAATATATCGTACTTGAATTAGATACGGTGACTATTAAAAGCAGTGGTCCAATTACTGCCTATTGCGTCATAGAAAACATGCCACTTGATGAATTATCCCGTGTTGAAATTTTAAAAAAACTACACCATGACTTAATGGAACAATATCGTAACAGAAACTGGGATTTTTGTATTCAAGCAATTGAACATTTAATTGGGTTTTGGGGCAAACAGATTGATTCATTCTATGAAATATTGCTGGATCGCATAGAGGAATATAAACAAAATGAGCCAGATGAAAACTGGACTGGTATTATTCCTAAACGTTGACTTTATTTTGTAGGTACAAGATGTGCTCTGAATATTTCCCAGGCATATTCCCAACTCCATCGTTGACTTCCTATTGCTACATGATCTCTGCTCAACGCAAGGCAGCGATATGTAGCAGTTGCTAATGATTCGTCCATATATCCAGTAACACCTTCGTCAATGACATCTTTGGGACCTTGACAAGGGTAAGCAGCAACAGGAGTACCGCATGCCATGGCTTCTATCATAACAATGCCAAATGTTTCCCACTGACTTGGAAATACAAATACATCAGCATTAGCATAATAACTGGCTAATTCTGTGCCTGTTTTGAAACCTACGAATTCAACATCTGGATATTGTTTACGATAAGTTGCTAACATTGGACCATCACCTACCATTATTTTGCGACAGTTGGGAAAGTCCAATTCAAAGAAATCTTTCAAATTCTTTTCTTTGCTCACTCTAGCAACACATAGTAAAATTGTTTGTTCATTTGTGCCTATTCTGCTACTAGGATTAAAAATTTCTCTATCCATTCCACGAGTCCATGAAACAAGCTCACCATCAAATCCGTGATCCCGTAATTCTTCTACCATACTTTGAGTAGTGGTTAATACTTTGCCACTGTGTTTGTGAAACCAACGAGCAAACCGCCATGTTAAAACTTCAGGTACTCCAAAAAGTTTTCTAAGTCCTTCTGGAAACTTAGTATGATAAGAAGTATTGT